TTATTCGAATGTGCCAAGTGCCCGACCGGTGGCAATTTCTCGACAAGCAACATAATAAATTAGCTTGCTGTTGTATCGATAAGCAATATAGACGTAACCAGCCTGCGGATTACTTACATAGCCAAAATACTTAACAGATTCACCTTTATCGTAATACTTACCAGTTAATTCTAGGCCAGGATATTTGAAAATACTGAGTTTTTGGTTTGGTCTAAACGTCCCAACCTCATTGGTTATTGTCCATACGCCATCCTTGGTTGTTGTCTTTTGAACAATTGATTTGTTTGTGACCATTTTAGTAGCCTTAGCGTACTTATCCCAGGCAGCTTTGTCACCGTAAAACACATCAAAGTCAAGGTTGCCATTCCAACCAGGTAACCGTCCAGTGCTTGTATATTGGAACATTACTGCTGTCTTCCAATGCTTCAAACTACCATATAAATCTCGTGGTTGATAGCCATTCACGACGTTGTAGTTGTTATACTGAGCAATCCATAATCCATAGTTAGCCTTGACCACGGATGACCAATCTAATGAGTTCTCACAACTAATCCCCGTATAAAGCACTGGTCGGACACCGGTTTTTTGATAAACGTAATCAAGCCATTGCTTAGCTAAGCCGACACCTGCTTGGTTCTGAATAGTTGAACCTGTCGTGTTTTCAAAATCAAGAACCAGCATTGCTTTACCAATATATGGCTTAACAACCGTTAAGAAGTAATCAGCCTGCTGCTTAATATCCGAGTCGTTTCGAATAAAGTGGTACACGCCTAGCTTCTTGCCTGCTGACAAAGTCTGCTTTGCGTGTCCATTAAATTCTGGGTTAGTATAATCAATACCCTCTGTTGCTTTCACCAACACAAAGTCGCCTGCAACTTCGCCTACATTCATACCAGCCTGATAGCTGGCTACATCAAACCCATTTAAGCTCATTATTTTGCACCTCCATTAAGCATTGTCCCAATCGATTTAGCTAGCTCATTACCACCGACGCTGACGGCACCTGCAATCACACCATCAACCAAACCAGCTACCCATTTGATATCACCATTGGCAATGCCAATAAAAATACCAATCACTGCACCAACGCCAAGGGCAATAATTGGTAAATATTTGTTACTGAATTGAGTTTGTTTAATCGCCCAAACAACTAAATATGTTACTACGGCGATTGCCGCAATCGTGGTACCGTTAATAAATTGGATTAATTCCATCATTATTTATCACGCTTTCTATAATAGTCAATTATTTCTTGCTTCTCATTATTTTCCCTTTTTAAAGCCTCATTTTCCTTTTTTAACTTGGTTTCAGTATCGCTGTTAGCGGCCTTGTTACTGTTCCACATCGTTAAGACCGCAACGAAAATTGAACCCGCTGTGGTAATTAAGGCCACGATAACAGCATCGCTCACCCTTAATCATCCCCAATTACAATTTCAAAAATGGTTGATCCTAAAACAAACATGGCATACATACTTTCAAAACTCACATAACGTTGCGTTTCAAAATCATGAACGCCAAAGGCAATCATAAAAAATAACCAGACAAACGTAAGCAGTCCGGTCATTAACGGCTTGTAATAATGCGTACGCAAGTTCCACAAAGAATACACCAGAGCAAACGTTCCAACCACCGCCAACATAAAAATCATAGGTGGATCATCCAACACATCAAGCAACATTGGCTGTTGTGGCTCAAATGCAAATGTGTTGTGCTTAATAATAAAGTAAATTCCTAACCCATATGTTTCCAACGATTTCCAGAACCAAAATCTATTTTTTGCTAAATGTTCGAGCATAGCATCACGCTTCCGTTGATGATGCTTGGAACTCTTGATTAAGAATAGTTTGCACTGCAGATTTTACATCTTCATAACCGACTGATCCGATAGGATTATCTGCGAAATCTGATTGGTCGAGAGTTGAATTTAATGTAATATAACTGCCGTTATTGCTTAAATTTGAGTATGCAGTTAATCGAACCGGTGCATCGTTTTGAACAAAAAATTGATAATTGGTGTATGCCAAATTTGGCAACAAGGCAGGCAATTTCTTAATTGCTAATGCAAACAGTTGCTTCTTAGAAAGGTCGTCAAAAGTAGTTCCTTCAGCTAAATCTGCCGGATAAATGGTGATGTTTGCCGTGATAGTCAACCGGCCTTCTACTTCACCACGAATGCCTGCGATTACAGAACTCGTATTGCCAGTTCCATCGATACTATAAGAAATGCTAGTGTTTAATAATTCCATTGTTATTCCCCTTTTCCATATGCTTTGTCAAACTGATCAAATACCAATGCGTATACTAAAGCTGTTTGCCCTTCCAACTCATATGGGTAATCTTCAAGTGCATGGAATAAAGCTTTCATTCGTTCAGAATATGAGCTAATTTCAATGCTTATGTGTTCGTTTACCAATTGATCGAACTCTTTTTGAGCTTCATCCATGGTGTAGTCATCTTTCAAAATTAGTGTTTTTTTGTCTTTCTTATAAACAAAATCACCATCTTTGTCAGTTTTAAAAAAATTCTTTTGTGTTGCTAATTGGTCGGCACTAAATTGCTTGTTTAGATCTTCCAGATGTTTAATTAACCATGTGCGTCCAAGCGAAGCCCGTCCTTTAAGCTTGAACTCTGACAAAGTATTCCCAATAGCCACCAATTCTCCATTGGTGAATGTTAATGTTTCTTTTTTTGCTGTCATAATCAACTATACCTCTTTCATTTCTTTGACTTCGGTTTCTAATTCAGCTATACGATCCCGATAGTTACGAATTAACGGGATAAGGGATAATGCCACTCGGTCATATTGAATACCATTGACCCTCCCTTTATCATCATATTCAACAAGCTCATTCAGGCCAGCATCGTCCAGATCATCAGCAATCATTCCGAAATAAGTTTCCGGATCTTTAGCATTAGAATCACGAGTTTTTGCTAATACTTCTTCTTTGTCTTTCCAATGCGCAACTGGAACTTCTAATAATTTATTTCCCATTTCTGTTTCAAATGTTCGAACGATGTCGGTTTTGTATTTAGCGGCAGAAGTCGACCTAATCAATGCACCATCGGGAGCCAAGTAAGCATTCGCGCCGCGAGATGTTGTATGAGGGGACTTTATATAAACATAATCACCCTCCATAACAATGTTAGAGCCGCTCATACCTGCACCCGAAGCACCATTGTCACCAATTTTTATATACGGTGATATGCTTATACCAGAGTTAAATGGTTTACCCCCAGATATAAGCACACCCCGATCTGCACCGCCAACCTTAGTTACTTGCCATCCAAGGGTGGATTTTCCTCCAGAAATCCCTGAAAATCTTTCGGTTCCATATGGGGAAGAAAATATATTACTATCATTATATTGGTGAGTAACCACAAAATAATCACGTGCCCAGAAAGTTGCACCGCCAAGAGATGCCCCAGCCCCAGCATTACTGATACGAACATATGGGGTAGATTGACTTGAGAATAATGTCGGTTGGATCATTTGAATTTCTCCGCCAGATATAAATACACGATTATTATTGTCAGCAACAGAGATATACTTACTATCAATGTTAATATCGATTGTGTTATCAGCCGAATGGATACGCCCAGCCTGGAACTCAACGTTACCAGTATTCAGACCGATCGTTAAGTTACTACCTTTAATCGTACCTGTGGTTATATTGTCGGCATTCAAGTTAGTCACGTTAACCTTAGTAGCATCGAGTGTACCAGTTTTGATTTTTTCTGCATTGATGTAATCTATCATGGCATCTTTAATGGTTGCATTATCAATATAGGTATCAGCCGTGATATGCAGTTTATTACCATATATCTTGGTTCCTTCACGCGAAACATTAATTGCATTTACAACACCATCTTTGGAAACCTTTAGGTTGATATTTGATGCAGTTTGCTGAAATTCCGCCCAACTAGCAGTATCAGGAACAAAGGCACCAGCAGTATCTCCTTGATTGAGCATTGGACATATCATAGCAACATGCCCGCCACCATGAACACTAAAGGTAAGGCAAACAGTTTTAGTTCCAGCTGGAGGAATAGCATTTTCAACTTTAATTAATTCCATCCCACGGCTGTCTTTATACGATTCCTTGTGTCCAATACGAACACCACTAGTGTCGTAAAATTCCACACTAAGTAATGTATTGATGCCAACGGTATCAATATTTACATAAGCACTAGCCGACCATGGAGTTGAAATATCTGCTCCAATAACAATTTTTTTTGAGAACAAATTATACCAAATATTGGTATCCGTTGGTTGATTAATACAAATACCTTGATACCCATTAACCCATGACCAAGTATAATCTGTCTTATACCAAACATCAGTTGTTCCGCCAGTCCAAGAAGTTCCATCCAGATAGTCGTACTGGAATTGTGAGTTAGCAACCAGATTACGCTGTCCAAGAGTATTAACTTGCCCTACGACAGAAGTTATCTGATTACTTAATCGTACTACCTTAGATTGGTACGTGTCATTGTCCACTTTTCCACGAACAGTTGTTTTAATATAATCCACAGTTTGTGAAATACTTGAAACATCAGTAACCACCTTCTGAACGGTAGCTATCGTGCTACTGAAAGACTTAGCATCCAATTGCAACTGACTAATATCATGCTTATTAGTGGTATTGTCAGCATCTAAAGAATCAAAGCTAGCAGATAAAGACCTAGCGTCTGATTGGAGCGTACCAATATCAGTGGTGTGTTTACCAATAGTATCGGTGACAGTCGTAAACTGACTTTTGAATGAACTGGAATCAGCTTTCAAATCATTAATGCTAGTTGTTTGACCGTCAACCGTACTCTTAATACTGGATAGGGTGGTATTAATTCCGTCAGCACTAACATCGATCTGGTTTTGTGCCCAAGTTTGGGTGGCATATCCGTTAAGATCATCTTTGATCAACTTAACAGCCAGGCCACCCTCTAATTCGGCAATTGTCATAGTTGATCCATCAGTTAAGGTCTTGTAATTCTGACTAACCGATCCAGCAATTTGCTTGGCATCTTTAGAATCTGCCGCTGCGGAAGATGCTTGTGCAACTGCTGAACTAGCATCACTTTGAGCACTTGCTGCTTGATCCAATGCTTGATTAGCTAATGAATTTGTATCATCATACTTTGACGCAAGCTGGTCAGCTTTATCTGATGCGCTTTTAGCATTCTCAATCGCGGTTTCAGCTTCTTGCTTAGCTACATCAACTTTGGCATCTACTTCGCCAGGGTTCAACGTAAGCTGTTCCCAACGCCCGTTTGCCCATTGTTTGATAGACCACTTGTCCGGATCACTATTGCTTTGGTCGAACCATAAATCGCCTTCATTGGCATTAATGGGTTCTTTTGCACCATAATAGTTTGAACTCTTGCCGTCAGCACTGATAGCTACACTATCAACACTTTCTTGAATACGTTGGACCTTGCTGTCCAAACTACTTTGGATATTTGTATACTGATCTACAATACTCAAATCACCGCAAGTTGCCGTATATCCGATACGCTTACCGGTCACATCAAACTGTTCTTCTAGCTTAATAATGCGAATCTTGCGCTTGAAATTTAATGCTTCATCAATCGCTAGAATCCAATCCCCAACTTTAGGTGATTCATAATTAGGGTAACCAGCATTCTCTAAATCATAGATGTTCATAGTCATTGACACGGTATATGTCGCATCAATCTTCTTTTTCAATTCGGCAATCAAGTTATCTGCAATTGTGTATCGTTCATCGACAATCGGGTCCATTTCTAAGTCGCCAAACTGCTTGGCTAACTCACTGCGATACTCAACTTCTAATCGACCCTTACTTTGGTCTTCAGCATCTTTGAAAGCACCATAGCCCCTAGCATACGTCGCAAAATCGGATATTTTCATTTCTTCCGTGAGATCACTAAGGTTAATCCCTTTACGGGCAAAACTAGTCAGGTCACTACCAATCTGTTTAGCAATGTGAACCGTCTCATTGTGCACTTCAAATTCAACGCCAGCCTGATCAATAATATCGTTAAATAAATCTAACTTATTTTTATAACCCCAATTTTCTTTTTCAAATGCTGGTACGGTAACATCATTCTTGTAGGTATACCCGGATTCATTAAAGAGTTGTCCTAGATAGAATGTATACTCATGACTCCCCGTGTATTGTGCGTGTAATGCTACTTTGGCAAAGTCCCAGAAGAACTGTTGTACCGCATCAAAGACAACGGTATTGGTATCATCACTCAGCTTCTTATACGTAATGACGTACTTTTCATTATCGAAGTTTAACCACCAGCCGTAGTCTAAGCCGTTCAATACGTCGCCGCCGGCAAACACTTCACCAGTCAGTGACAGTCCGCCATTAACGCTAGTAGTTCTTGTAATGGTAGCTTGGCCGAAATGGGGCGCCCCAGACGGATCATGAAATTTAATCAATAATTTTCACCTCACCTTCCTAAATATATAAATCACACAAATTTTTGATTTGGATATCCGCACTGATTGAACATACTACCTTGTTAGCTGCACCGGGATGTAGAACAAAATATCCCGCATTGGTTTTATCATTGATGTTCTGGTTGCCACGAGTATTATTCATGCCCGATAACGTATAGACGTCCCCAGCAACTACTGGGCTAGTAACTATCAATGATTGACCATCAACTGTCAACGTAAAGCCGCTAGCAGATGCTACCTTAGCCGTAACGACAAAATAAAAAGCCTGTTCTAGCTGTGAACAAGCTACTGTACCGTTATAAGTTATTGATTGGCCACTAACTAACGTTTGCGACCGTGGCTTACTCTCACCATATGGCAATTCGACTGTCTCAAATTCCAGTGACCAGGTGTAGTAAACACCCTTACCAGTCCGTTCGATAATTGATGGTAGGTTGGTATCTGTTCGATACACTTTAAACCGTTTCTTATCAACAGTTTGTGTTGGCATCACAAAGTCTTTGCCACTCTCACGCACGTCATACAAGTTTCGACCGCCGTAAACGCGCGTTAAATAAACGGGGTCCGTTTGTGATAAAGCCGTGTTAACTTTATCTCGCACGTCATCCGCTTGTTCTAGGCTCTTAACCCAATACAAACCATTGATTGTAATCCTCTTAACGACATGTCGGCCCCCATAATCCAATGAACCGGCGCGTCCATCAAAACTCTTAGTAGTTCTGGTAATTGTTGGCGCCGATTCTTCGAAGTTGAGCACTTGGAAGCCGAAGTCACTCAACTTATGTTCAGTTCCATTTAAGTTTGTAATTAAAGCATCCATTTGCTAACCTCCTTGTGGGAAGAATCGATTTAAATTGTGTTCCCGTGAATCCTTTTGTTTAATCAAAGTCCGCAGCTTGTCACCAATCATATCGTTATGCACTTCAAATGTTGGTTGTTGGTCATCAAGTTTATTCAAGATAGCTTCCAGACCCGCTACGATTGCTTGTGTACTGTCGCTACCACCCAAGTTATAGTTGATTGTGGTATTATCTCCGCCAATTGAGTCGTTGATTGCTTTCGAAGCTTGGATAATTGATGAATTAGCCGGAATAGTACCAGCAGCATACTGTGAGACACCAAACATTTTGGCCGTTAATCCCGCTGGAATAACTTGCGTTCCTTTTGGTGCATTCAGATAGACATTACGTCCGTGTGGAATAAACGCTGGATGCCCGGGATACTTGACAGCTTCACGGTACACTGAACTTTCTTCGTCATTAACAATAATTGGATTACCATCGGTACCTGTTGTACCTGTTGCGTGCCGAGTAATTTTACGAAAAACAGTTGTAATGAAGTGAGTCACGTTCCCCATTGCATTCCAGTGGCTTAGAGTACGGATTGCGCTACTGATTGGACCAGAAGCGCCATCGTGACCACGAGCAGTCTTGTCTCGCATACCAGTTCCGTTGTATCGACCTAATGAACCTTTAGCGCGTCCCATAGCACCGCTTGCTGAATCATATCCGCGAGCAGTTTTTCCGCGCATACCTACCCCGTTATATCGATCAAGCGACCGGTGAGCACCGTTAATTGGACTAGATGCAGCGTCATGTCCACGAGCAGTTTTGAGTGCCATATTAACGCCGTTATATTTCATTGCCGATTTACGTGCACCGTTCATTGAACCTGAGGCCGAATCCTTACCTTTTGCAGTTTTAGTCTGCATCTTGGTTGAGTTAAATTTATCTAGTCCCTTTTTACCATTCTTAGCAGGACCAGACGCCCTATCAGTAGCCTTAAGTACCTTACCAGTTACTTTAACCCGGCCATATTTGTCAACTGAAATTTTAGCTTTACCAGCATTCTTGCTAGCATTATCCTTAGCAAATAAATTCTTAGTAGCGTTTTTTGGTAAATTCTGATAAGCCTTATAATTACCAGTTACCTTCTTAATAATTCCCGTAGCACCCTTGTCGTTTGCAATTAACCGTTTTTCACGTTCTGGTAAGCTATTCCAATCCTTAAGGTTTTTAACGCCTTTAGCAACATCTTCGGCACCCTTAGCTTTAGCCATGACCGTCTTCATTTGTGGCGTTAAGTTATTCCAGTCCTTGACACTAACCGAAGCTTGTTTCATGGCTGGCGACGCATTGTCCTTTAAGACTGCCCGCTTCTCAGCCATCGTTAACTTATTCCAAGTTTGAGCCTTAGTCATGACGCCTAAGAGTTCTGGTCCGCCTTTGGAAGTAATGATGGCCTTCTTTTCGGCTGGGGTAAACTTGCCCCATTGTTTGCCCTTTTCGATTAACCCGGCTAGATCATCGCCACCTTTAGACTTAATCATAGCCTGTTTCTCTTTAAGCGTTAAACCATCCCAGCGTTTGGTCTGAACAGCCGCAACCCCAACCACGGCCGCGGCATTGGAACTCATCTTTCCCTGTTTAGCAAGGAGCAACATAGCATTCCATTTGTCTTTCGACTTAGCGGCCTTATTGACTTCGGCCTGTGCATTGGTCTTTAGCTTACCTGTTTTGGGGTCTAATACCATTGAGTTCCAGTCTGTAGCGGCTTTTTGAGTTGCCTTACTCATATTACCGGTAAGCTTGATGGCCACACTTGCTGACTTTTCAGCACCATTCTTAAATTGATCATAGGCAGCTTGGGCTTGTTTCTCATTATATCCATATTTAGTTTGCAATTCTTCAAAAGCCTGGCCCGCGGTTTCGCCAGCTTTAACCTGCGTCCTGATGTAATCTTCACCAAGTTGTTTAATAGTGGCATTGTGTCGCTTAGTCAGAACCTCTTCCGCACTATTCATCTCTTCGTTACTAATCAAGCCATCTTTGTGAGCCTGATTAAGTTTACCCATTTTATCGTTGTAAGTATCAAGCTCTTTAGCACCAGCATCACCAATAGATTTGGCATTCTCAGCTAACTGTTTTTTAGTCATTGAACTGGTTTCACCCAGCTCAGCAGCTAGAATGGCTTTCTTCTGCTTAGATTTTAGACCTAAAGTATCAATTTCATCCTTAGCCATCCGACGCTGTAGATTCGCAATTGTAGTTGCTTGGTCACTAGTAAGTTTTACGCCATCTTTTGCTGACTGAGATGTAATCGCTGTGACTTTTTTTGCAGTATTCTGCATGTCAGTGACTTTTTTCTCATTAGCTTTCTTTTGCTCTTCGGCTTGTTTTGCGATGGCATCACCGGCTTCACCGCCAATCTTTTTAGCAACTTTCAGCGCATTTTGGTATTCTTTATCAACATGCTTACTTGCTGAGCCGACCATATCCGCAAATGCTTTTTGTACGGTTTTGGCGTTTTTCTGTGCATTACCATTAAAATCATCTAACGCTGTTGATGCTTTGGACTCAAACCTAGTCATATCCGTAGCTGCATCTGATGCAGACTTACCTATATCTGAACCCCACTGCCGTGTTCGTTCGGCACTAGCTGCCGCTTCCTTACCATAGAGTTGCCAGTAAGCCACACCGGCTACAGCTGCCAAACCAACACCGGTCACCGCCGCACCCGTCACACTTAATGAGGTTCCTAATACACCGGCGCCAGCTTCGGCCGTCGTAAAGGCACCTTTAAGCAAGCCAAATGTTGACTTAGCCGTTGATGCTGAGCCATTTACAGTATCAACACTACCCTTGAACGCTTTGAAACCGCCACTAGTGGCATCAGTCGCACCTTTTAACATCGCGAGTGATTCTTTAGCTGCTTGATTCTTCGCGTGCCATTGTGCGGTAGCGCTAATAACTTTAACAATACCGCCACCAAATGTTCCAAATCCACCGACGATATTACCCAGCATACTCAATACTGGGCCACCAGCAGCAGCTAATAGGGCAAACTTAATAATGGTATTCTGAGTGGCATCATCCATCTTCGAGAAGCCTTGAACCATATCCGTGGCTTTCTTAACTAATGGTGTTAGTTTTGGAATTAACTTCTCACCGATTTCAATTCCTAGCACTTGTAATGACGCAATCAGTTTCTTGACATTATTTGCCGAAGTATTGCTCATTTGCTCGGCAACTTTCTTAGTCGCACCACCAGCGTTTTCAGTATCTTTAGTCAAGTCACGCAGGCTCTTAGAACCGGCCTTAACTAATGCGTTAGCAGCAGCTTGGTTCTCACGTCCGAATGCTTGGGCTAAGGCCTTACCACGTTCAGCGTTTGACCAGCCCTTAGTGCCATGTGTGATATCATCAATTAGTTGCGGTAAATCGTGTGAGTCATGGGCCAGTTGCTTCGAACTAATGCCCATACTCTTGAATCCTTCGGTGTTTTGCTTGGTTGGCTTAATCAAACTAGTCAGCATACCACGTAAATTAGTCCCAGCTTTTTGGCCTTCGATTCCTTGGTTACTAAGCTCACCAACAGCCGCCGCAGTTTGTTCAACGCTGAGACCCAAACTAGATGCAACTGGCCCGACGTAGCTCATCGCATCAGACATATCACCGAAGCCAGCCGCAGTTGCATTGGCCGCGTATGTCAGCGAATCGGTAACCCGCTGAGTGTTTTTCATCGTCCCAGCCGTTGAGTTAGTCTTTAACCCGAACTGTTCAACGATTGACGCTGTGGCATTCATGACCGTACCCATATCTTCACCGGAAGCCATGGTAGCGTCCAGAATTGATGGCATCGAGCCCAAAACTTGGTTAGTGGTATAACCACGCCGAATAAGTTCCGCCATGCCGTTGTTGATTTCAGTAGTCGAAACACCGTACTTCATCGACATCTTCTTAGAAGCGTCACCCAATTGATCCAACTGTGACCGGTACTTAGCGGTAACCGCGCCCCCATTAGTCAGCAAGGGACCCATGGACTTTATTTGCGAATCAAAAGTAATTGCTGACTTAGTAGCAATTGCTAAGCCAGCCGCAATTGGGGCGCTAACTTTGCTGGTCATCGTTGAGCCGATGTTCTTCATCGATGTGCCAGTCGCTACAGCGGCCTTGCTAACTTTATTTAAGCCACCGGTAAAACCAGTTTGCTCAACGCGTGCTTTAGCCATTGCCGCTGCATTATTCTTATACTGAGTTTGTAATGAGGCTAATTTAGCATTGGCATTCTGCAATTGAGTTGCTAGCTTAGCTGTTTGCGCCGTTGGTTTACCATCAACCAGCGAGTCCTTGTACGCTTTACCCAGTTTTTCAACAACCCGCTGCTGACTCATCATTACTTGTGACAAGCCTTTAGACTTAGCTGATAGGACATCAAACTGGCGGCCCGATTGACCGAGTACAGCCATTGATGATTTCATCTCAGCCATTGCATACTTAACTTCACGTTTAGCACCGGTTAAACCTTTACCAAACGCAGCGTGATCCAGCCCTAACTCGATGACCATGCGGCCTAATACTTCATCTGCCATTTATTATTCCTCCCTTCATTAAGATTTTCTAGCAAAGTCAAAAAGACTCATGACAGGCTGATTACCAGGATTTACACCCACAGTTCCCGGTTTAACTCGGGTCCCACTTTCAGTCTGCTGAGTCTGTTCGGTCGTTGCTTCGATTATTTGCGACAACAATTGAAAATCAACATCATTTAATACGCTCGATAGTGTATAGCCAGTTCGGTTCTCAACAATTACGCCGACTGCTGATAACACACTTTTGCGAGCTTCTTTGATTGTTATTCCGGTGTTGTCGCCATCTGTAGCTTTTTTGGGTTTACATTTGCAACCTTACAAATAAGTTCAAAAATATGGTCTTCAAAGCCAATCGCATTGAAACCATTCCAAATTGTTTCTGTTGTCACTAACGGGTTAGTAAATACTTTGGATAGAAATGCTACTCGTTCTTCAAAAACATCACGCAATTTACGATCTGAGTTATCGGTTTCGATTAAGTCCAATGCGTCCAAGATACGGCCTGCCGGAATGAACGATTCCGTGAAGGTCTGCTTTTTACCATCAATAAGTAATTCCATCTTTAGTGGTGTACTCATAGTTTTTTCCCTCCATACACAAAAAGCCGCCCCAATTGGTATTGTTGATTTATCGGCGACTAGTGGTTAGTTATTCAATATGTTTTTCAGAATTATCCATTACTTGGGGTTGTATCGCTACCTGCTGGATCAAACAATTGCTTTTCAAACTTCGTAACAGTCGTTGCATCCTTAGTGGCATCGCCCACAAACTTCTGCATCACTTCGCCGTTAGTAGCAGTGGCAATCGAACTAATTGGCGTAAAAGTCCAGGCATCAGCTTCTGGCGTAAACGATTTAGATGAATCCAGCGTGCTCAAGCTAATCTTATCCCGCGTAAATGTTCCCTTGAAGAAACCAACTAACGCAATTTCACCAGTGTCTTCTTTGGATTCCATTTCAATTGAGCAATATGGTGGCAACGTATCTTCACCACCATAGCTGATCTTGTCATCATCGACACGGAAACCAGCCAATAGGTCAGCACTAGCTTCCGGTAAATCTAAAATACCGAGTGCTACCTTGGCGTCACCCAAGCCTTGACGTGACAAATAGTAATCGATATTAGACCCCGGTACTTTCACTGGGTCTTTAGCTAAGCCACTGATTTCAGCAGCGGTCGTAGCCCCTTTGTGTGCCTGTCCTTCAACAATAATCAGGTCACCTTTTTTCGTGCCGTCTTCGGCAAATGGTTGAATCTTTAATCGTTTATATCCTACAAACATAATTACATCTCTCCTTAATAATTTGTGTCATACAATTTAGTGTTACCGCGGTATCTGCGAACATCAACAAAGCGGTTAGTTTCAGTCATGAATTCATCTAATTCGTTCTGAGCACCAGCTAATCTTGAAAAGCCCAAAGCAAGCATTTCGTTTTGAATTTCACGTGCCACAGCATTACGTGCCGGTCGACTGATAGATTCAATATTGACTTGAAACGTGAATTGCACATTCAAATAATCATCACTGCCAACAGCCGCTGGTACCGGTGGCCCGACAGGTGTAATCACAACAAATAGATTGTCGTGGTCAGCTGTTTCTGGGCTTTCAAAATAACTAATTCGATGACTGCCATCACCAGCCAATGTCAGTTTTGCAATTGTTGCATTTGCCAACAACGCGGTATAAATAGTTGCAAGCATATCCTTGGTTTCGGTCATAGTAGTTTCCTCAATTCAGCTTCTTCAAGTGCCTTGGCAGGGCCACGGCTACTATCAAATGCACCTTGAACTTTACCCATGCCTCGTGGATGATAGGTTTTGCCGAACCGTGTATAACCGAGCTCATTCAGATGGACTAACCGCCAGCGAGATCCCGCGTGCCAACCAATCTTAATCGTCCGTACACCGCCCTGACTATGAGGGTTACCAACTGATGCTTGAAGAACTGTTTGACCTGTGTCACGATAGCTGGCGACCGCATTCTTGAGTTCAACCGCTACTCGCCTGCCGGCTACTCTTAAAGCATCATTTTCAATACGATTTAGCTTTGCTGGGCTAAACTTTTCGGCCAACTTATTAATTACTTCATCAACGCCTTTAAACTTAACCGTCACTTCCGTCATTTAGTCACCCCCAGCACAATTTTTACAAACGAATTATTTTCCAAATCTGGTGCAACCTGGATAACATCCCAAACAATCGGTTGACCAGCGACATTCAGATAGCGGCGGTCGTCAATAACTACGGTATCTTGTGTTGATGGGTCAAATTCGCCAAAAGTATCGCGAATCTTGATAGTCACGCCATACTTTGCTTCATTAACGTTAAGCACTTCACGGTCTTTGGTGGATGGATCATAAGCTAAACCCAAACACTCAAAAGCTTGTTCAGTTTGACCACGACCCGGCTCTGGCCCCAAATTTTTGACGGTACGAAAAAAACGAACCGGCGTATTAAGCTGATTCGTTCTTACTGGTGGTGCTTTGTACTCAAACTCCGGTCGGTTCATCTTCATCATCCCCCGGTTCATAGCTGGTCAAGGACGCAGACAATAAGTCGTCCAAAAAATTAGCGTCGAAAAACTCGACTTGGTCATTGTAAGCGTATCGTGCTCGTTCTAAAACTAGCTCGTCATACACATCATCACCGGCGTTACTGGCGATACCAGTAATATCGGTGATACGCTTCTGACTTGCATTCAGAATTCGCGATAAATTTGCGTCCTCAGCTTTGTGATAAATCTTCATACGCAGTTTGAATTGATCTAACAATGGATTCATCTTTTCATCTGCCATTTAATCACCCCACTAATGCTAGTAAATCTGCCTTCAACGTAGCTCCAGTGTGGTCGATTCCGTTAGCATCTAACCAAGCAGTGATTTCAGCGACGGTACTGTTCGCAGTAGGCTTAGTTACCCCGGTGTCCGGGGTCGCTATTTTCCCGTGTCACCGCCGGTCGTTGGTTCAGTGGTCGTAGTACCAGGAGTAGCAAGTTTCAAGTCGTAAACCACCGCCGCCTTGTCATCCTTAGCCTTACCATAAAAGAACTGCTTAGCCGTGTATAAGTCCATGTCTTCAAGTGCCAACGTTTGGTCGTATGGTTGAATCTTCAATGGGCCGGCTTGGAATGCATCATAGCGACCTTGAACGAATGCAATCACCTTGTTTTCAGGTGCAAATTCAGATTCGATAATCGTCAATCCAAATGGTAAGGCAGTGACAAATTGGCCAGCTAAGTTTTGAACCATAAATTGTGCTTCCACATCTAATGATTCGCCGGGGCCCATGACCATGACAGTCTTGCCCTTGGCAACAACCGGCTTGCCATTTTCTTTAGTGGATAATTCTTTGATCATACCAGCTAGTTCTTTAGCAGCAGTCTTGGTATCAGCGAACGTCAACGTTCCTGCGGATTCCTTTTCAGGGTATACGCCGCCAGTCACAGCTACGCCTTCCTTGACGGAACGGTTTAAGCCAATTGGTTTTTGATTCCCATCACCAGTCAAGAATGCAGTTTCAGCGCCGACCGCAAAGGCTTCAGTAATTTGGGTGATTACGTATTGCTTAATCCATGATGGGCCGAAGTCGCTTAAGTCCTTTGGTAATACCAAGAACGCGGTTGCCTTGGATTGGTCAGCTTTAGTCTCCTTGAACTTAGCATCTAATTGACTAGTGATTTCGCCGAAAATATTACCCCAGCCAATTACTCCGGAAGCATCTGATTGGATAATCTTCAAGCTAATACCTTGGTTTTGCAAACCGATTGCTTGAAGTAACGGGTGGGCTTGAACCATGTCATCGAACACTTCAGTAACAACCGTTTCAGGCAATAACTTAGGTTCTTTAAATCCAGTATCTGTCTTAATCTCATTGAAAAACTTCACTTCTTCGTTCGACATCTTGGGGTCGTGTCGGCGAGCGTCCAAGTAATCTTCGGTTTGAGCGTGAACTTGGTTCTTAATTTCTGAAAGTGTATCTTCACCCAAAGCGTCCATCATATCAGTAAAACCCTGTTGTTGCTCTTCGGGCTTGGCAGCGTTCTTCACCAATTGTGCGTACTTTTCACGTGCGTCAGTAAAGTTTTTGAAAACATTTGTATCAAATTTAATCATTACTTTTCCTTCTTTCTAAATTAAAAAGCAAACGGATTAAATATTTTTTCCGTTTGCACTTTAGGTTTAACATTCAGTTTTTGAGTGACTGCAGTCGTAATACGATCAATATCTGAATCAGATAATTTGAAAGGATTAATACTGCGTGCAGTTGTCATCCCTGAATTATTTTGCTTCATTAACTCAGTTATTTTATCAATGGCAGGCTTTGGTAACATACCTGAGCCACCATCTGCGACCAGCTCAATTTGATCATCAAACATAATTTCATCGACAAAGCCTAATTCTTTAGCTTGGTCTGCATTCAAATACGTTTCTGAATCCATCTTGGCCTGTAGATCTTCCATCGATAAGCCAGTTTTAAGATGATAAGCATTCGCAATCGCTTCGCTGGACTGCTTTAAAATTTCAGACAACTTAGCCTGATCACGGTAATCACCACGCAATCCACCAGCTACATTGTGAATCATAATTTGGCCGACTGGACTAATCCGTGTGGGATTACCAGCCATGGCGATCAATGACGCTGAACTTGCGGCCATCCCAACAATGTTAACCATAACTTTTCCTTGATAAGCCATCAACGCAGTATAAATTTCAGTTCCAGCGTCCATTAAACCACCACCAGAATTAATATCAACTTCAACAGTTGAGCCATCATCTGGTAATGCATCAATGACATCCTTAGGAGCAGTACTGTCCATTTCCAACATGTCATAAATCCACTTGTCATCGTTACTAATAATCGGACCCTTAACGTTAATCTTCTTCATTATTCTCACCACCTTTCATTGTATAATTCTTGGTCATCACTATCTGGTCACCGTCTTCACGTGGTGGCAACCCAACTGCTGACCGAACCTCATTTTGAGTAACCATACCTGACGAACCAAGCTTATCGATTTGCTCTGCCAGTTCGATTAGCGTTGGTCGATTAATGCCAATAACTTCAATTTGCTTACCATTCTTTAAGTAATCGCGTTGACTGAATGATTTGGCATTAAGCTCCGACTGAATCTTATTTAATAGTGCACTCAAACACTGCCTGTTGAATAATTCTTGGTTATCGCTACTTTCGGCAGTTTCACCGTGTATCAGCGCCGGTGGTACTCCCACCAGCCGTGCAACGTGATCAATGAATGCCATTAGCACGCTGTTGCTTTCATCAAATGTCTGGTTCTTACCCACACCGTTTGACACTTCGTTATACTCAAAACCATTAGTGATTGGTACCAGCGCAACGGAGTTCTTGCTGAAAGATTGGAAAATCTTGTCAATAAACTTCTGCAGTTTGTTCGCTTTACCGTCATTAACACCAGCCGTCATATCAGCCTTAACGGTCGCTCGAATTTGATTATTACGAAGTTCCAGCTCATACATTCGGCCAAATAACTCACCGTAGTCTCCCCATAAACCGGTCAAATAGTGCTCTAACTGATCGTTTGAGTATCTCAGGTAAATAACATCAGACATCGGGAAGGAACGCTTAAACGTGTATTCTTTGACCGTGACATTGTCGAAAATATCTTCATATACTGCATACTCGTGACGACTAAAATCATCAGCAATTAATAAATCACCATCGTCGTCTTGAATCACCAGCACCTCGTTGTAATAAATCAATTGGTAAACAAAATGCTGCCAAAAATCACTGGCCGATTCGTCAGTATTTGGTCGGACATTGAGCTTGTAATACATCGCATCCTTAACAGGTAACCCCTTGTTCATCACACGAAACTCTGACTGGCTAACTGCCCGGCCTACGTAATTGATTACTGTGTCAATCGCCATGCGTTTTAAGTAGGCTCGGTTCTTAATATCCTGGAACAAATCAAGATCATAAATAAAGCTGGAGTCTTTTCGCCGCGTAAACAGGTCAAAGAAGCTATTAATTACACTCATATATTCACCTCCCTTCCGTTAGAAATCAATGTCGGCTAACATATCTAGCGATTCATTTACCGAGTAGTCGGGTAACTGGTCAACTAGATATTGGCCATATTCAAACGCTTTAAAACCATCAGTTTTTCGCCTAATTTCTTCTTTCTTGCCGTATCGTTTGTTACCGTGGCTATCGGTCGAAACCAGCACGTTCTGTGTGTTCCATCGCAATAACGGGTTGTCACCCCAGATATATTGATGATTGGCAAACCCTGTCTCAATCCTCGGTGCCAGTAGGCCATCAATGGCAGTTGGATTCCGAATCACGGCCACCTCAAAGCCTACATCTTCAAAGAACTTACGAAGTAAATCCGCCCGGAAATTATCCATGACAACTTTCTTAATGATGTAATGTTTCCGCTGTTCCAAAAACCAATTAACTACGGCTTGTGGGTCAATTGTTGGCGTGTCTACCACTGTCAGTAACCCGCGTTCTTCCCATTCAGCAATAGGAGGAGCAGACTGGGGGCGGTCTTGTGGTTTAGCTGAATACGCATAGAACTTATCGACAAATTGACGGCGGGCAAATTGATGGCTGATAAAGTACTGCTTGCCTTCTCGTTTGATGGTCAACCCGTCTGCGGTAAAGTCGCGAATAGATGCAAAATCCACCGATCCAATCGCTTCCATGCCTTGCAAGTCGTCCAGTAGAATCGGACGGTTAGTCGCTTTGATTTGCTCATAAGGGGCAACCGACTTTTCTAGGTCTTCAACCTGGTAGTTCATGCGCTTAATAACGAACTCATCATAACCGGACGGGTCTAGTTCTAGGTCGTTATAGTCGTCCATAGTTTCCTGGTAAACGTCTTTGGCGTAACCATTCATCGGCTTAGAAAATGATGGGTTAGCAAGCTCCCAGTTGGCTGGGTCGTCCATCTCTTTCAAGTTGTCCAACTCGCAAACAAATGGAAACATCGATTCAATGGGGGCCTTACCGTCTAAAATTGCATCAGCTTTCGCTAGTTCTTTGTCTAAGTAGCCATCGCGCACGTAGCCTTTGGACCCAATCTCGAAAACTCGTGAGTCTCGAACTTTCCCAAGTCCTGAGATATGGACTTTTACATTTTGGTTATTCGGATAGGCGTGAATTTCATCGAAAATAACGAAACCATCACGCAAGCCATCTTTAGTATTCCCGTTAGAAGTCCGGTATCGTAACGTCGAGTTGGTAGACTTCGAATGAACTTGCGAATTAGTCGCATAAAATTCGCCTTTCAACTCACTATGCAAGTCGACCGCATCGTGAATCTCATCAACTGATGTTTTGGCCTGTTCTTCACTATTGGCGATAATGGAACCATTATAATTGCGGACTCCATGCAGTCGTGATAAAAGAAAAGATGAAATCACCGATACCCAGCCGTTCTTACCAGCCCCACGTCCAACGACTACCATGAACTTCCGAATTGCTCGCCGCTCAGTGGTGTGATCATATAAAAAAACGAACGCGGTTAAGAACTTCTCCCAGGGTGTAAATGGGAAAAACCACTTATCAGCGAACGTTAAACAGTCCTCGATTTTTTCTTCATCAAAATAATAATTTTCGTTAGTTAGAACGGTCTTTTCTATTAATTCCACGAGTTTTATTCGCCGTTTATTCAATCTGATAGAGCCGTCTTTATAGGCCTGTAGGTAACTTTCAACATACTTCTGTTGAATCATACCAAACCACCCTTTTCATCGCTAGTAATGGCTGTGTTAGACACTTTAGGGGTGGCTTTAACGGGTTTAAAGTCCTTTTCAAGCGTTATTAGCGCGGAATTAATACGATTTTTTTCGGAAACAGCTGGATTTGTTTTCCAGTATATCTGTTTACCATTCTCGATTTTGACCATCACGCCATGCTGTTGTATGCTTTCATCAAGCTGATAAAAAGCGTCCAAAAGACTGATATATCGGTCAACCTTCTCTTTCTCAACAGCTGATTTTTTATCGATTCGCTGCATCAATTCCCTTCTTATCTTACGGTGGTCCAAACCCCCACCCCCCTTTCAAATTGAATAAAAAAGCAATGTTTTTCCGGAGTCGAGTCCTACCCACCGGTTCCCAGTTTTCTATTTTTCACCAATTTTTTTGACCCCGGGGGTCTTGGCAATAAGGGATTTCCAGTCAAAAAAGATTGCTTTATTAATGTAGTAATATCCAGTAAATTCTTCCGCCGTATTCATCCGTTTACAATAGTTCTTCGCTCGTCGTTCACTCAAATAAACGCGATGTGCAAATAATACATTCGCTTGTTGGTCACGCATGACTACGTAGACCACGACTTGCTTAGTGTTATCGGTTCTTGATCGCATTATTCATCACTCCTTGTCTATTGATAGAACACTTTACCAGTCTGTTGATTGATAAAGACCACATGTTGAATTGGCTTATAGTCACGCTCCGATAATAAGAAGATGGTTGCAGTCATCATGCTAACTCCTGACTCCTCAATATCTGTAGCCGTTACAAACTGATAACTACACGACACTACCTGAGCCTGCTCACCATCAACATAGATCTCAGGTATCTTTTGCCCGTTGCTTATTGACCAAGTTATATTATGTTCCACCATTAATCCCACCTCTCATCTTTTGACCATCGGTTCTCTTTACGCTCATGCTTGCTTCGATAGTTCATGCGATGATGTCGTTTGTTGTGACAGTCCTTGCACAGCGTCCGTAGGTTAGTCGGCTCGGTCCGCAGTTCCGGATAGTCAGCCAACTCTTTGATGTGGTCAACCTCCAGTACAACTGGACGACCATGGCTATCAACGTCGCCATATCGTGTGACCTTACCATCACGCTTACACCACTGACATTCATAATGGTCACGCTTTAGGATAGCTGCTCGCAGATGCTCCCACTCAACCGAACCATAGAATGCGTGGCATTGTTCATTTGTCCAGTGCATGACGTAACTTACAAGTTGCCTTGGATGTGTCAATATTCAGATCAATGACCAGCTCTTGCTTGGTAAGATGCTTAGGCTCAATCCCATTCATAACATTGCCCAAGCCACTATAGATATCATGCAATGAATAACCTTGTTTGACTAAGCCATAGCAAGTCTCATTGATAGCTTGTGTTGCATTGAACTCCGGTTGTTCCATTCGTATTACCTCCAATATTTTTGTGTATAAGAAAACGCCATACCGTTTGGCATGACGCTTATTATCTATTAATCAATATCATGATCTTCTAGTTCATTGTTCATATACTTATCGCATTCTTTTAGCTCACTTTTTAAACTTTTAAGACATTTTAATAAGGAGTGCTGTGTGAAATAACGATTCATATCAGAATTTGCCTGAATACTGATAGTGGATTGTCTTGAAAGCTTATCAAAAAGACTGTTAATTTTATAATAAGCCTCTTCATCATACCTAATTTTATATCTTCTTATTCTCTGTAAGCAATTGATAAGGTTAACGATTACATGTTGTAACGTACTTAGATTTAATTTGTGGGTTGATATTGCTTTATCAAATGTAGTATTAAAGTTAATTAACATATTGTTTAATTCAAGAGTATGCGTATCACCATCAACTTGCGACAAGAGAAACGAACTGTTTTCAAAGTTCAAATCAGTCGCTGTAATAATTTCTTGTTTCAATAACTTTTCACTTTTATGAACTTCCGCTAACGTAGCCCTCATGTCCCTTAACACTTCATTATTTTCTTCAATTTTAAAATCCTGCTTAAAATCGTGTTTAAAATCATCTTCCATTTTTTGTATTTGCTTATCAGAAAATCGTCGTTGCATGAATGAAAATATAGTAAAAGCAAGCCCAAGAACTGCAAGGATAGTTCCAATAATTGCAATATATATTTGGTTCTGGTTATTCAACTCATCCAATAAATTCTGAATAACTTCTGATTTACTCATGAATAATTCCTCCAAAATATTAATTACTTAATATCATAACAGAAAAGCCGCCGCAAAATCGCAACGACTTTCTCTTTGGAACTATTCGATAATACAAATATACACCCATTTACTCGGCATGTAAGTGACATTCAGGGGACATTTTAGTGACATCTAGGGGACATTCAGGGGACATGGTTCATAGGGTGTCACAATTTCTAGGTATCTTAGCATGCTTAACCCCATCACCGTACAATCGTTTGACCTGACGGAACGAATAACTCATCTGTAACGCAATCGTGTCCAGCTGAATATCTTCAATAAAATACTGTTCTAAAATAGAAGCTTCTAACGAATTAGTTAATTCATCAAGACAATCCGTAATTTCAGATTTGATTGGACGGCTTTTCTTGATCAGCCGATTAATACGTGCCTCAATTTCTTCTCGCTGAATTAAGTCGTCAGCCAACTCGCGCCGCTTTCCACCACCCGGTTGCCCCGTCATACTAGGTGAATGTGTCGACTCAATACGGTCATCAATGACAAACAGCTTAGTTTCAAGCCGCTTAATTTGTCTAAAGTAAGGCCGGTAACGCCTTAAGAATTTCTTGTTAGTTTCAAAATCACCCACCACTTTCCACCTCAACTCTGAATAATTAAATTGCCATGGCGATATTCTGTTACTCGCCGATTTAGCCAACTGTATTTCTTATGCAGTTGCTTTAAGGTTTGGTTCTTCTCCTCTGTTGTATGTGAGCTCTTGGCTGCGTATGCTTCAATTAAATTGTATTGCCGCAACGAAACTGCTAAATAACCACTCTTCATTGTAGCCTTGGTTATCTTCCAAATAGGTGCCATTTCTTTTTCGTTTGCGCCAAGAATGCCATTTTCATGGCGGTCTTCAACTTCACATACCAGGTTGTTAAGCTTTTCATGATCAATACGTTCCATAGTCTGTGCCTCGCCTTCATTCTAGCTATCGCATAATTTTTACCTGCAATCATCATGGTGGCATTATTTATTATTGTCAAAACACATGCTCTATTGTAAGATTTGGATTGCTTTCGGCGTATTCGGTATCAGTCATTTATCTTCCTCCGTTTGATACCCATCTAGCCACGCACGGGCAACCAATTCTTGATGTTCTTTATATCTCCGTTGATTAAATTCATAAGTACCAGGTGTCAACGCCATCCAGTCTCGCATTTTTTCGGGACGACGCTCAGAACAAAGCATGTCACCAACCGAAGTACCATCGTGTTTGCACTTTTCAATCCAATCAGCTACTTCTTCAGGGATCCCCGGTAGTTCGGCATACGTCTTCTTGAATACATCGTTCTTAATCGCTTTAATCTCATCGGGTTCTTTAATAATCCAGTCACCTACCTCAAAAACTACTTCTACATCATCAACTGGAAAGTCATCATCAGGCTCTGGTTTAACATCATTAATCAATATCGAATAATAAGCTGGCATCCCTGTAATTGCATCGATCATGCTGCTTGGGATAACACGGTATCCAAATACTCGTTTTTGACCGCCGTCAAATTGTTCAGCCTTGATAGTGGCCGTTTTACGATAAATTTTAGTCATTTTTATTCCTCCAATCATTTACCAGAACTCGATAATTCAAACGCTATCACAATCCATGCCACAACACTGATAAAAGTAATTCCATGCCAAAATCCGTCTAAGAAGTTCCCAATGGTTGTGACTAAAATAAATAAGGCTATCATGCCAAGTCCAATTTTATTTTTAATACTCATTTTCAATCCTCCCCGAACGCTTCAAACGTCAAATGTGTTTACGGTGCATTGGAAGTGCCGGAATGTATGCAACCTTATCACTCTCGACATGTTTAATAGCTTTTTCACTCCAATTAGATACGTTAAATTCCTCTTTAACTTTATCGGTGTGAGGCATAACGTTTATATCAGAGAATTTCATGTAATCATCATGCGAATTTTGAACAAAATAAATCTGTTTTATATTCCTTTCTAATGTATCACCATGAATCACAACACAATTCATACCCCTAATTGCAATATTGTGTAGTAAATATGGGATAACGTTATCTCCAAATTCCTCCACCATATACAAATAGTTGTGTGGGGCATAGCTGAATGGCGTTTCTGCTAATCTGTCATCATTCCATTTTTTAATAATTAGTGATCCTGTTCCAGCAGTTGGATCATATCCAGACCATCCACTTTCACTACTATTATCATTCCTGGTAATTTTTGCTAGTAATTCAGAAACAGAATCAGGCGTAAAATCTTGCTGTTGAGATTTTCTCTCGGCGGCATATTCTTCAAAATATTCACGAAACGTATCTATTGATACGTTACTATTAATAGCTAGAATTTTTTTATAAAAATCATTGCGTTCTTTTGGCTTAAACAGCAAATCGCTTATAAATTTTTCAAATTCCGCATGCTGATTAACTCCAGCCATTGTATATAATTCATCGCGTCCTAATTTTCCCATAGCATTATTTACTTACCAGCCTTTCCAATCCTGTATGGCTCATATTCCTTGGCCAATTGCTTATTATCCTGTGCTTTAGCTTTGTTTGCTTCGGCGTGCTCCTTCATGCGTCGGTGCTTCCGTTTAATCGTTGAACGTTTCTTAGTGTGCTTAGACATCTATATTCCTCCGTAATAATTAGAATCCATATCCAACCAGTCCCTCATTAATAATCTTCAACGCATCTTCCGGGCTACGTGCAATGCCGTGAATCGTGTGTTGTTTCATCAAAAAATTGTGAAATTTAATCTGATCAGCCCGTGGCCGCCCAGTTTCATTTTTACATTCAATAAAGAATATCTTGCCATCCGAATGACGAAACCCAAATAAATCCGGAAAGCCTTGCGGTAATCCTGCATCGAACCAGCGACCATCTTCGGTTTTAACTTTGCCGACATTCGCCCGGAAAATTGTACATTTATTTTTAGATACCGCCACCCGAATTTGATTCTGAATTTCTTGTTCTCGCATGTAGTCGCTACACTTCCAATCTACTGATACGCTGTACCCCTTGCCACCATTGACTTTGTTCAAGGTGTAGCATCGTAGCTAGTAATTTTTAACTTTCTCAACCTCATACTCACCGTATCCCCTAATCCCTATACCCTATATAAAATAATATATATATATATAATATAAGAAGGAGTAACTACATGTTACTGTATACGTTGGGCCCCAAGGGTTTAGCCGTAGTCAGTAAAGTGACTACACCTGAACTACACGTACTACACTCTTGTGTACCCGCGGCGTGGAACCCCGTTAACTCGGTGTTGTGCCGGTTTCCAACCTTTGTGATTGTCCATCACGTACTTGATTTTCTTCGCCAACTTCCGATTCTTCGTAATGTCGGCCCCATCCATCTTAAACGCGATGTCTTTACTCATTACAAAGTCGTCTTTAATCGTCGCCAATGCCTCTTCGATAGCATCTTCTTCGGCGTCAATGTACATGAATTGCTCACGATTGTCTGCCATCATCTGCTCCTGATCCTGCGTTAATCCGAATCGAAAACCGTCCCGATAGTAACTTGCGAACTCACCCCATAGCTGATCAATCGTTTCCTGCGGCAAGTCAGTAATCGGTGACTTCTTCTGTAGTGCTGAATTTACCATCACTGGCATAAAGCGCCGCTCACCAGTTTTATCCTTCAAGTAAGTCACTTCGTTGGTCGTCCGGGCCATAACGAAGTTTTTGTATCGCCGGACGGTATAGCGACCATAGGCCGGTCGGTACTCCAGAATTTCAGCACTGATAAATTTCTTTAAGATTTCAAAGCTACTATGGCTGGTGGCGGTCATTTCATCATCGTTCACGATCCAAGCCCGCATCATATTGCCATAGTTGTCTTTGTTTTCAAAGTCAGTGAATTGGTCGGTATACCAACCATTTGACATACGCTTAAGCAAGGTGGTCTTACCAGTTCCTTGACCACCCACTAAATCCAAAACAAAATCAAATTTAGTTTCTGGCTTGAATACTTTGGCTACTGCGCCGACAAAGAATAGCTTGGTCTGTAATGTTGTCACTGGTGATTTTTCAACGCCGAGATAAACCGGCAAGAAGTCAGCTACCCTAGTAACGCCGTCCCATTTTTTGTAACATTCGTTCAGATAATTAATAACTGGATTGAATACGTTACGTCGTGACACTTCGGTAACTGCCGCATCAATTAACTTTGTCGTAAACATGACTTTATACTTACGTTCGATGTACCGTTGTACTGCTGGTGTGAACTCATCTTGCAGTGGCCCATGTTCCAACATTAGCTCGGCTGAATCTTCCATGAACTCAGTTTCGTAACTAAATTCGTTATACGCGAACTTGCCTTTAAGCAGTGGATCGTGCTCTAATATCAGACAAACATTTTCAAGTGAATTTGCTTTAATACCGCCCTTAGCCGTTTCCATAAAATTAATTCGATTTTTCAACGGTACAACTTTCTGCTGTTCCTCTAACTTGCGGAGCTTGTCCGCTTCTTCCTCTGCACTCACCGGTTAGCCTCCCTTCGTCTAATTTCTTTTTTAATCATCGATTCAATTGTTGTCTTGGCTTCTCGCTGAGTCAGTGAATCGTCTGTATTTGCATTTGCCAGTAAGCCTAGCTGGATAACTGCTCGCGGATCAACACCTCGGAATAATAATCCACCGGCGAAACTCGCCAATGCATTATTACGGCCGCCGGTGTCACCCAAACCATCGACAATGGTTTCAAACAAAGTGGCTGTTCCTGACTTTTCAGTGTAATTAATGTTCAGGTCTGTGAACACGTCGACAGTATCGTCACGGTTCGCATTAATTGCTTGGACCAGCTCGCGTGGGGCCGTCACGATTGGATTGTGATTCTCCCATTGATACGCCTTACCATTCCGCTCACTGGGTGCGACCATCACATAATTGTTAACGTGAGCCTTAATATCAATTCCCGGTAGCCATCCGATATTCTGCTGCACAGTGCTATCTTCACGCTTTAGATAAAATAGTTGCCGGCCGCCGCCCGCTGTCTTCTGCGATAACGTTTCACGGAAATACTCTGGGTGCTCATAGTCTTTGAACGATTTAAAACCATCCGCACCGCCGGGATGTTCATCGATATCAATCACGAAAAAATTAGTTGTCCGTAGTGCTAATTGAGCGTACGGGTGTGACCGCCAGTAGCTTTGGATCTGATCAACGGTCAAGGCGGGCTGGTCAGCGAACTTAATCATCGGTTTCTTACCAATCATTGGCAGGACGCTGAAACCGGCCGTGGCGTACCTAACTGCATAATTAACTAAATTACGCATGACCGGCCTCCTTCTGTAAATTAACGGGCATCACACCCGAACGATGGTTTACTGGCACTGCAGTATTTATTTAGAACGGTGCTTCATCTGTTGGTTCTACTGGTGCGTCTGCGTCAGTTGGTAGTGGTGCTTGTGGCGCATCCGCGTCAGTTGGCATTGGCGCCCCACCTAAGTCGCCAGGTAAGTCTGCATCCGTGATGTCTGCAGTTTCAGGCTGTTCAGTTGCGTCTAGGTCATATTCAACGTAGGGATTGTCAGGGTCCTTCTTGTTCGGCCGATGCTTGACATGTAAAATCACCGACTTACCTTTTTCTGGTGCAAGTACATTAGCCAGCATTTCGTGTGTGTCAGTTTCATTCTCACTGGCAAAGTATTCTGGCTTCATCTCAACGCCTAACAGTGAACCTAGCTTGATGACAAACTTAATACTCCGGCTAAGAATGAAATCCGGAATTGCCTTACCAGCCTTACTCTTAGTGGCAAAACTAATGCGGTCGTACTCTTTTTCGCCAGCGTGGTCGCCATCAAGAACCGTGAACACGATCTGTAAGCAATCCCAACCTGAATCGAATGATCGATGTTCAATGCTTTCAACGGCCGTTAAGTAATCACCATCTGGTAATCCTGTGCTTCCGCTGTTAACTGAATCATTCTTTGGATCAAAGTTATCTAAAGTGTTTGCTGCAATATCTAATAAACTCATATTTATTTACCTACTTTCGTTGTTTGTACTTCCGGTGCTAATGCATTCGGAATAGCTTTCAGAATACTGAGAATCTTTGAATCATTAATTTCACTGGCTTTATAACGGCGGCGAATCTCTGTCACATTTCGTAAATAGTTCTTGCCAACGTGTTGAGTATGGATGACTAAATCACAATTTCCATTAACCACGTTGTAATACTTAGTCTTGAGTGACGGAACTGTCTTGGTATTACCATCATCATCTGTAAAGTCATTCTCACGACTAATGTAAACGACGTTGATTGGTAATGCCTTGAGATCCATTACCAGACTTTGAAGCACAGTATTGAACAACGCATATCCTCGGCCATACCCCATGTCTGCTAACGATTCGACCCCCGCTTTTAGGCAAATTGCCTGTTCAATCAGCTGGCAAACATCATCGATAACATCTAGCGTCACCGTCTCGTACGTGTTTTGGGTAGTTCCTAACTCCAAAATTACTTCTTGAAGCTGGTCAATGACACTACTCTTTAAACTGCCATCAGGGTTACGTACATTTCGTAATTGAATGCTTGGACGTGTTCCCATGGCGCTATTTCCATCAGTATTCAAAACTAATACATTTGGGAAATGTTCAGCTAGGTAACTCTTACCGCTCATTGTTTGGCCCCAAATAAAGAAGTTACGAGGGGTTCCAGCGGGCTTATGGGGTTCATTCTTTGGTAGAATTGACATCAGATCACTTCCTTTTCTTTTAATATGTGTTGCCAATATGTGTCCCGTGCTTGAACAGCATCCGATAGCTTGCGAAAGTATCCAATATGCTTCTTCAAGCCTAGATAGGTGACAACGACTCGGAACATTCCTTTTTCTTTCGCATAGTAGACATTTTTAAATCCGCTTTTATTAACGACTTTTTTAACTGACATATGCCCCCGAACAGCAGAATACCTTAAATTTTCGCGATGGCTGACCCACTCCAGGTTTTCAGCTCTGTTATCAGACCTATCGAAGTTTAAATGGTTCACTTGTACTTTATTAAGTGGATCATCATTATTCACAAAAGCACTCGCTACAATGCGATGCACTGCTATTCGACGACCACAAATTGCAACATATGAATATCCCTCATCGTTCTTGAACGGAACTAAAACTCTGGGTTTCTTCCTGCACTTGCTTAAAATTTGCCCCTTCTCGTTAACAAAATAATTACCGCCAGTGTTCGGAATTAACTGCCAACTCACTTTCTAATCAATCCTTTCATCTTGGCTTGGAAGTAGGACCAACCGGGATTATATCCGTGCAACTTGGCGTATGCCTTAATCTCCGCGTACGTGGTTAACTCACCCGGCGACTTATCGGCTACTGCTTTAGCAGCATTGTTCTCTGCAATCTCTTTCGCTAATGCCAACCGCTTGTTAGCTTCAATCTTTTTGAGCTTGATAGATTCGTCGGTCTCAATAATTTTTTCTTCGCCCAGCTCCGCGCCACAAAACGGACAGGTATCACCCTTGCGGTAAAAGGTTGCGAAGCACTCCGGACAAACCGAAACTGACTTGATAGGTGTCCCGTTGCTACTCTTTGAATGTTTGTCCCGGCCACCAAGAATCCATTGCCGGTCTATGGTTGGTAAACCGAATCGCTCAACGTTGTTAACGTGATCAATAATAATAGCCCGTTTATCTACTCGTGGATTCATTGACCGCATGGCAAACTGTAAATAAAGTGATAGCGACTGCGTTGGGCGTAGCATGATTACACAGTCGACGTTGGGCAGGTCTAAGCCCTCCGTAAAAAGTTCAGCGTTGGTAACTACTTGAATCTTGCCAGCACGATAATCAGATACAATCCGCTTTCGAGTCGCCCTATCTGTCTTACCCGATACTGCGCGCGCCGTTATGCCCGCTTGGTTGAATGCTTCCGCCAATCGTTCGGCACTTGCCACGTTGTACGCATAAGCAATAGCTTGCTTACCTGGTGCCAGTTTCAAGTAATGCTTTACTGCATTTCCATAAATCTTAGGCTTCACGGCTTGATCAATACTTTTTTCGTCAAATTCACCGTTGCGTTTGGTCTTAAGTTGGGTCACGTCAATTTCCGACGGCGCGTAATAGTCGACTGGTGCCAAGAACCCCTGGTCAATTAGCTGGCTGATAGGTTTACCTAGCACAATATCGTCAGCAATCACGTCTAGTCCTTTGCCGTCCATCCGCCACGGTGTCGCAGTGAACAGCAATTTAAGCGCGTCAGGGAACGCTTGAATTATTCTTTGGTAGGACTTCGACAGTGCATGATGAGCTTCATCAATCATGATGATGGCTGGTTTGGTTAACTCATCAATATGCCGGGTAATGGTCTGAACCATGCCCATCTTGCAAAGTGACATGTTAACGTCGTCTTGTTTAAACGTACTCTCGGCTTGTTCCAGGATTTCTCGGCGGTGAACGATAAATAATACCCGGTTGCCTTTAGCCGTTGCCCTACGTGCGATATCGGCCATTAAAACTGTTTTACCGGTTCGAGGGAGGGGACTGAACCACAATGGCTTTATGCCCGTGGATTGTTGAATCATAAACTGCATCCACTGCTTCCTGCTGATAGTCACGTAGTTGAAACATCCCTAATCACCCCTTTCCGCACTGTGTGTTGCATTACTTAATAACTGCCTTCCGATTCGGTTCCAGATGAGCACCGGGCACGTTCTTGCCAGCTGATAATGCTTTGTAGATTGCCGTTTTGTCTGGCTGGTATTCATGAACTTCTTTAACATAGTCAGCAGTAAGTTTATCCGGTTCACTCACCACCGTGGACGCACGATAATTTCGGACTGAAACCAAGTGTTGGCCCGTGGTTAATTTCTTAATTTCGGCTTGATCAAGCGTGTCCGCTAGATAATGGTTCAGCCGATCATTAAGGCTTTTCAACCGTTGCTTTTCCTCCCGTAGTGATTTCATTCGCTTGTCCAAGAAATCAATATTCGCTTGGTTCTCATCTATCCAGCTCGCAATGTTATCGACCTTCACGTTCATCGAGTCAGTTAACGCATCGAGCGTATCAGCAATGGTGTCTGGGTTCAGGTCATCACGGTTGGTTAAGTCGCGATAGTTGGTCGCCATTTCATATAAGTTCATTCTTCATCGTCTCCAATCACACCTAATTCAATTAATTCTTCCTTAGTAGGCCGGTCATCATCTTCCGGAGGCTCTAGCCATTCATCATATCCTGGTATCACTTTATTCACGCACCTTTTCTTGAACACCAATTTTATCTAATACCGCTTCAGGGCTTAGCACACCCATTAACCATGCTAGAAACTGAGTTGAGTCTTCATAGAAGTACCGATATCCAAGACACTCACAGTAAGCCATTCCTGGACTAATTGTTTTCTGGTTGAATGTCCGCATGGTCTTCACCTCGCAAATGATCCATTGCTGATTGCCGTGCCAAGTGCTTGTAAAGTTGCCATTGCTTGAATCGATAAGTAGCTAAACATACATACCCAACTGGCGTCTTCATTAGCTTTCGATACCAATGCTTTGCTTGTGTTTTGTAATTATTCATGTGTAAATGTCCCTTTCAGTTGTTGCCATAGGTTCGCCCGTGGTGTACCATAAACCTGTAAAATTATTTGGTTATTCTTTAACTGTGTCCCTGTAACTGGTTGCACCCGGTTACGGGGATTTTGTTCTGCTTGCCATTCTTCAAACGGCTTATGTCTAACCTTACTCATTCGTATCTTCCTCACTATCATTCACAAAATATTTACCGTAGTATTTCAAGAACCATGCTTTCTTCGCCTCTAAAGACTTCACCTCGGACGTTTTTGACTCTATTTGCTGATTGAGCGAACCTACTACAGTGTCTCGATCAAAGTCCGCTTCGTACTTATTTGATGGTAGTAACTCGAAGTCCTCACTTTTTGAATTGATATTCACAAATTCAATGGTTGCGCCGCTGTAATCATTCTTAAAGTAAGCAACTTGAATAGTCGGCAATTCTTTAAAGTTATAGAATCCCAGAATCACACCAGTGTAAATTTGCGATGAACTATACCGCTTGTCTAACAACCGAACATTGTCACCAACTTTGAAAGTATCAATACGCTTAGCAGTGTCCATGTCAACCTCGAATTTAACACCATTAATTTCTACTGTTTCTTGACTCATCTTCGTTTCCTCCTTTAAATTCCAAACCAGCTAATAATTTCATGCCGCTTAAACCATAATGCTGTTAGCGCCCATGTAATCAGTGCTACTTCAATCATTATTAATTACCTCCAATAAATGGCCCCTCGCATAGACTATTTATAATTCATGATCTTCGTAATACTCATCAGCAGACTTCTTAGAAATCCGCTGAGTTCCGTCAATAATGGAAACTTTTAGCCCGTCGACAATGAACTTATCTAAAGTCTTGTCACTAACATTCATGTAAATCTGAGCCTCCTGTTTCTTCATCCAATAAGGTAAGGCTTCGCGTTGAGCTATTTGCTTGAACACATCCGTAATTAGACGAGTAAGTTCTTGCTTGATTGGTGCTAAGGACTCACTTGGTAAATTCAATGTGACACCATCCATTACTGATCACCTTCCTCCTCATCAACAATCTGAACATTCTTCATTGCATAACATAGAAACTGTTCAACAATTCTTCTCATTGAGATTCCGGTTTCTTCTTTGATTTCACGAATAGAATCAAGAATTGAGACATCAACGAAAATTGGCTTGGTTCCATTATTGCCATTAAGATGTTGTTTTCTTAAAACTAATTTTTCCGTCATCTCTTATTCATCTCCTTATTGGCCGTTTTAATTGCCATAACGCCTTCATCAAAATACAACCATTGTGGAACCTCTTTATCAGAATGTTGTGACTTACTGTTGCTCCAGCGTCCGTATTCATTTTGACCAGGCTGTTTAGCTTTCAACCCAAGTTGATTACAAATTCGGCCAACCATGTTAGCTGACTTACCAACTAACTTGCCAACTTCGCTGGCGCTATATTCTTTGCGTTTCATAATTGGAATGGTCATTTCACCGGTTAGTTCTTTAGCAGCTTGTGCTAATAATGATTGGCTGGATGATTCAGAGTTAGTAGCCTGTGCAATCTTGAAAAGTAAATTTGCTTTGCGGGTCGCAGCGTTCTTCTCCATAATTTCGAGTCGCTTACTAGCTACTAATGACGGCTGATTTTCTTTGATGGCTTGTCGCATATTGAAATAGTTATCGACTAACTCGTCGTAGATTTCCCAAGCTTTATCATCTTCGAGGATTTTTAGAAGCTTGCTATATCCTCGTTCAGACAATAGGTAGATGTTATTAGCATTGCCCCACTGGGCCTTAGTAAATCCATATTGAGAAAACAGGTTATTTGAAATCACCTGTTTCAAATCAATTAAGTCAATCCCATTTTTAAAACGTTGAGAGTTTTGCTTAATTAACTTGTTAATTTCCTTTACTAAACGCCCATGAATCTTGGCGATATCCTTAACCAACATTGCTTTCTTGTTCTCGCCGAACCCACCTTCAATTCCAGTGAATTCATATTTACCGATATGTTCACAGCCAATTACTTTTAATTCGTTCATGATTAGTCCTCCTTAGATACCAAGAATCTTTTTGATTTTCTTAATATGTTCTTGTGGTTTTGGCCCAGTCTTGCGTCCATGGAGAATATCGCTCAAATATACATCGCTAATGCCAACCAGCTTTGCTAATTGAATTTGTGTCATATCTTTTTCGAACAGCTTTCCTCTAACCTTCACTCCCAAATCTGTACTCATTTGTTTCACTCCTTTCTTTATTAGCTAATTTTTTTGCTAAACTGTTGACATATAATAGCTTAAAAGCTATTATTAGGTCATAGTTAAATAAGCCTATACAAAGCCGTTTATCACGTTGGGGAACGTAAAATTAAGGTTTATTTGTTAGTGCTTTTAGCTAATCAATTAGCTTATGAACATAGTATATTAGCGCAGAAGCTATTTGTCAACATTTAAATTAGCTTTTTCGCTATTATATTTGTTTTGCGGCTAAGGAAGGCCGGTAAATCAATGGATTTAAAAAGTAGAATTCAAGGCTTAGCCAACGAGAAACATATCACCTTAGCTGAACTTGAGCGAATCACTGGGATATCCAATGGTCAAATTCGTCGATGGGATAAGTCCTCACCCAAAGCTGATAACCTAAAAAAAGTAGCTGACTATTTTGGTGTCACAACTGACTATCTGCTTGGCCGTGAGACTCAAAATAGTCCTGACTGGGCAACTGAAGACGATAAAATCGACCTGGATAAATGGTTACAGTCAAATGTACCAATGGGCTTCCAAGGTATGGATATGGACGAAGACACTAGAATCAAGGTACGTGCCTTCTTGGAAGGGGTGTTCTGGGAAGATAAACAAAAGCATCGGAATGACGATAATAAAAAGTAGGTGTTATTGATGAACAGTTATAAACTGTATCTACAAGTTCATCAATTAGCCGATAAATTAGGAACTTTCGATCCTTTTGTCATTGCAGACAGTTTAGGTTATCGTGTTGAATATGCTAGTTTAGGCAACCTCAAAGGGATATGTACAACCGCAAGCAGCGGTGATGTGTACATTGGCTTGTCAGATGAATTGCAAGAAGTACCAGAAAAATATGTGGTCATGGCTCACGAATTGAAGCATGGATTAGATCACACGTCCTGCGCCGCTCTCTACACCATTGGAAATAATTGGGAAGGCAAAATGGAACGTGAAGCTAATTTATTTGCATGTAGTGAACTTACCGCCCTATACAAAGAACAGTATGGCGACCGACCACAAAGCTTTAATCAAATACAAATGGCCTATGGTCTACCAGATAAATTCTACGAATTAATGTTCTAAATAAAAAAAGCGCCCCACTGCCGCAAACAGTGAGACGTCGTAACCAATGATATTGATTTACAAATATTATTATATCATTGGAGGACATGTAAATGAATGTTAAAAAGATAGCGACACTAGGGGCAGTTTTATTTATCGGAATCGGTCTGGCTGGTTGTGGAAACAATTCTAATAAAAGCTCGCCCAACTCACAGAAAGTATCGGGGCCATTAAAAAAAGTTGGAACATACACAAAAGATAGTGAAACTGGAAAAATTACACTGTTAGCTATTAAAAATTATCATAATAAGGCAATAAACACCAAATCGGCTACTTATTATTTTAAAGAAGCCAAATTATTAAAAATTGAAACAACGAAGAAATCGCAACGTGCTAATGATGAAAATAATTTTGGCAAGCGGCTTAACAATACTTACTATGAATATCAGCTGGGATACTCTCTTAAAAATAATAGTAAAAAGCGTGTTTCTTCAAACGGAGTTGAATTAATCACCCCATCAGGTAACCAGCTTTCATCTAATCACGGAGCAATAGATGAATTGGTCGGCGATAAGATTCAACCAGGCACAAAAAAGACTGGGCTTATACAGGCTATTGCTGAAAAAGAGGACATCAAGAAAATGAATCAGTATAAGTTTGTCTCTGCTGAACTAATCGAAGATAGTGGGAATTACTACGGTGTTGATAGTCAAACTACAATTAACTTCAACAAGTAACTTTATTCATGATAGTCGTAACCGGTCTAACTATTACATCTAAGTAATTAAAAAACCATATCCCCTCAACCGACCAAAGTTGGGGATATGGATTATGCGAGTGTAGTTCAACGGTATGATAGTTCCTTTAATTTAAATATAGCCTACCTTATCAATGCAGGTTCGGCTCATACCACTCTCATTGACCAGATACGGAAGTCATTAAAAGCTGGAGAAACTTTGGAGGATAATCATATGAATGTTGTGTTTGTATTACTATTTTTTGGAGGAATTGCTGCAGCATTTGTTGGCTTGGTGATGTTAATTATTAACTTGATTAAAAAGAAGAGTATAAAAACAAGTGGCATTATTTTAGGCGCTGGTGCTGCCTGCTTTGCACTTAGCATTGTAATATCAGGATATATAGACAATCCAGATTATACGGTAACAAATACGTCTGAGGGCCATGAGTTTATCCAAAATTTGGAAAGTGGTAAAAGCATCAATGGCAAAACGCTCAAATTTAAGGTTACTACGGTTGGTAAAAATGAAGATCAGGGCATCGGTCTTCAAGCTCCGGGAGACTTTGATGTTATCGTTCCATATAACAAAAACAACAGTAAAATAAAGACTGGCGATACAGTTGAAATAACTTGCAATAGTAGTGGCAAGCTTTTTAACATTTGGGTTGTCTCAGGAACTATAAAAGAGTAA